AAAGCTTCCTTTAGTTACAGATATAGAGTTTTTAAGATCTTCATTATAATCTATTTGTTCGTATAGCTTAGTTAAGTTGAATAAAGATTGTTTTGACTCATCTCTAAAAGCATGCTTTGTTGTTCTGGGGAATTGTCTGTAGAATTCATTTAAACCATCTTGATCGGTTCTTAAGCCTTCTACTTCATTATTCCAATAATCTATTACGCCTTGTTTTATTTGATCCCCAAGTGGCCCTTGTGCAGGGGTTTTCGGAGTTTCGAAGACAGGAAATCCATAAGAATCAATGTATCCTTCGTAGTTCCATTCCATAGGTATGAACAAAGAATATAATCCTGAGCGAGTCTGACCATTGGCGTTTCTTTCGTGGACGTCTGAGTCATTATATAATTTTTTAAAATTACTACCTCCTTTATCTAAAGCATTTGAGGTTGAACCCATCATGCATTTACCTATAATTCTTGAACCTAATCTAAGACATGTTTTTGTAACACGCCAGTTGTTTAATATATTTGTAGGTCTCTCCCATTTTCCACTTTCATCGTGTACTAATAGTTTTAATTTTTCTCCGTCGTACGAGTTGTCACCCGTGTTTTTCCAGTCGATCGTCGTGTCAAGCCCTGAGATCTCCTTGATTTGTTCGTTCGAGTCAAGTTTCCTCCTTGTGAACTTCGACGCGGGGACCCTGTACGCAAGTTCCGTCTTTGGCCTGTCCATACCGTCCTGGATGGGTTTGAAGAAGAATGGATAATTAATGGATATTGGTACCACCTTGTCGGTAAACATCTTCTTTGCATCAGGACCAGATTTTGATAATATACCGAACCTTGCATCCGTAGATATGGTTGCCTGATTAACCGTCTCCCCTGAAGCCATGAACGAGAACCCAGAACGTCTGTTCTTAAGGTAACACATCCCATAGCACCTGGTGTCTGCCTTACAAGCCTCCCAGAATATGTAGAATAAGCGGTTTGACTCCCGAAAGTCTGGCTGCCCAACATCAATCTTGGACCACTGCAAGTACATGTAGTGAGTGCCAGTAAGATAAGTAGACTTGCCTTTGTTAGTAAACCAAAAGCCTTCTTCCCTACGTATAAACTCCTTGTCAATATAGTCATACCATTTTTCTTTAAAATCTAAAGGATACTCTTCCCAGTCGAATACAGTTTTTATTTTCTTTAACTCTTTAGGATAATCTGTATATGTCCATTTATCGTTTTCAAAAACAACTACATCCTTTTCTTTAGGTAAAGCTATCTTTAAACCTTGTATCTCATATACCTCACCAATCTCTCCGGTCTTACTAATGACAATCATATCATGATCCTCATTGTATCCGTGCTTCCATTTCTTATACCTATTCTGTTGTTTAAGAATCTTGGGTTTTACGTGGTCTTTTAAGACCTTATATAAAGTCTGCTTGTACATTATTTAGATCTACCTTCAGCAAAACCTCTAAAAGGCTTGTCTTCTTTGACTTCCTTTGGTTTTTCGTTTAACATATCTTCTTCAGCTACAATACGGTTAAGTATTTCGAAAGCATCAAAAATCGCTAGCTTCTTTGTGGCTGCTGCATTTTTAAGTCTATCTGCTGAAATATCATCATCTGAATCTACGATAGCTGCCTCAGAAACTTTAATTAGCTCTTGAACCGCTACTTGACCAGCTTGGATTATACGCAACTTCGTTTCCTTGGTATTCATATTTAATTACAATATCATTAGATTTCATACAATACACCCTCTCTCCATCAATAATAAATTCCCATTCCCCATTTGGTGTATACCCTATAAGGTCTCCAGGATTGATTTCAAGCGCTTCTAAGGACTTATTACCATACTTTAGTATACCAATTAGTTTCTCCTCTTTATCAAGCGTTAGAGAGTCTTTACTCTTTATAGGTGTAACGAAGCATCTGTCTCCAAAAGTTCTCCATTCACCTGTATTTTTATACAAATACACTTGGTCTATAGCACAGAAATACAAACCATCTTTAAAATATGATCTACTGTTTTTCTTTACACCTTTCATGTCATAGAATACTCTAAAGACATTGTGATGTATCACTATTATATCACCTACTTTTATATTTGTTTTCACAGCTTTAGGTGTCTCTACCACAACTGCTAAGTTGTTTACAGATTTAAAGCTTTCTATTTTCGTGTTTAAAATTAAGGTTTTATCCCCTAACTTAATTTCGTTATCATACCTTTCTCCCAAGGGTCTAACGATAAAGTCATATAGACTCTTCACTAATATTCTAAATCATATTCAACGGATATTGCCATGTTAGAATTAAATTTCTTCCATGGCATTACCTCATCTCCTTTTTTTATGTATATACTGTAAGAGTTTAAATCCTTATTATGTAGTATAGCATGTATCTCGTTACCTCCATACACCACCTGCCCCACTGCATAATGCATAGCATCATTTTTGTAGTCAGAACCTATACTAATTTTTCTTACAATTGAGTCCATTATGCTTTTTCCATAACTGGCTCTTCTGCCTCAATAACTGTATATTCACCTGTTTTTAAATCAATGTTGACCGCTCCGTATTCTTCTTCTAATTCCTTCTTTACTTCTTCCATCTCTTTGTTGGCTTCCATAAGTCTACCATAGATCTCTAGTTTTTGTGATTCTAGAATACCCATACCTCTAAGGAAATCATTTTGAAGTGCTGTTTTATCTGCTATTGATTTTAACTGCTCTTCTGTGATTTTCTTTACTTCGTTTCCTTCTACTTCAATAGTCTTCAATTCTTTTACTTTGCTCATAATGTTAATTTAATTTGATTTAATTTGATTTATATATATATAGTTACGTGTTTTCATACTATTTACCTGCAACTAAGTCACTTGCTGTAGTACCCGTAGCCATAACATAATCTACCATAACCGGTAGAACTGTACCTGCTATAACACCTGTGAAAGTGATAGCGTCTGCTGCTTGTGTTGGTAGAGCATTTACAGCTGAATCCACTACGAATGTAGCGTCTGTTGCATTACCTCCTTGTACTATTGTTATAATATCTCCTGTTGCATAATCTGTACCACCGTTGTTTATAGCTACTGCTGTTATAACTCCGTTTGGTGCTGATGTTAAAGTTACTGTAGCATTATTCCCACTTCCTCCTTGAAGGATAGTGATAACGTCTCCTACTGATTGCCCAATTCCTCCGTCTGTTATAGTTAATACTTGAGGAACTCCTGCTGCTACTGTAATAGATCCTACAATACCACCTGCTGCGGTTACTGCTCCTGCTGCATATCCAGTTCCAGTTGCAAGTCCTGCTGCGTTGAATGTTGGTACAGGCACTGTAATATCTACAGTTAATCCTGATGCAGTTATCGTATTATCAGATAGTCTACTCATTGTAGTTGCTAATCCAGTTCCTGCTACATAGCCGCTTCCAGCTGCTGTTAATGCAGATATTCCGTTAACTACTCCTAATAATCCAGTTGTACCTGAAGTCATAACTCTTATTGTGGATCCTGCTGCTGCGGTTCCTACATATATAACAGATCCTGTTAAATTGTTTCCTAGTGTACCTGCGTTTTCAAAACGAAAAGCTGGTAGTGGATTTACTGTGTCGCTAGGCACAACAGCTACTGCTCTTGAAATATAGCCTTGATTTTTTGGAAAGTACCCCATTTATTTATTTTTAATATTTGTTATTGATTTTGCCTTTTCCCATGTTCTACCTACAAAATAAGCACCATAAACGGTAACTAGTAATGTTTGAAAGATTGGTATGTATTCTTTTATTATTTTAAATTCCCCTATATTACCGTCAAAAAAAGCAAGTATAGCAAATATTGCAGTTAAGAATATTAATACCATAGGACGAATATTTTTAGATAACCAGCTATCAGACTTCATATCTGCCTCCCAACGAGCTGTTACTTGCTCTTGAGCTTCACTATCAGCTTTCTCTAATATCTCTTGTATTAGTCTCTGAGCTTCAAGTTTTTCTTCTTCTGTGGTTGTAAGCTTGTCAATGACATTACCAACTTCTTTGATAACACCACCTGTTAGCCATGCTAGTATCTTTTTCATTTATAGTTTGTTTGCTTTATAAGCCTCTACTTCCCATGGAAGTTTTTTACTACCTTCATCCATTTTGGACCTAGGGTATTTCTTACCTTTCCAAATAACGTTGGTATCGTCGTATTCTAAATCCCCTCTTTTCATTTGATCTAAGTGAACTTTCTCATGCTTTACAACATCTTCTTGTTCCTTAGGACTTAGGTTTTTATCTACAACAATAGAGCCATTATTGTTAGCCTGCCCCATTACGCCTTCTTCTGTATCTATTTGATATATAGGTGTATTATCTATGGATAATTTACCCATTTTCATTTTGTATCCCATATTATTTTATAGGTGTTTCAGTTACATACTTAGCGTTTGGAAAGTTATAGTCGTGACCAGGATACATTACTTTAGTATATCCTCTATCGTCAGTTCCTAAAACCTTGAAATCCACACCTTTCATAGTTATATTCCCTCCTTTGATAACATTCTTGGTGTTACCTACGTCTGGACTATTTTTTAAATAACCTGTTTTAGATGTTTTCATTTAGCTTTATTTATATGGAAATATATTGTTCAATGATTTTTTACGAGCAGAACAGCCGCAAGGTGTCTTTAATACCTTTGCGACTTTGTCTACTGCGTTTTTTATTCCAGTTGCCGTGGTGATTTTTTCAAGTGTATCACCTAAGCCTCTAGATTTCACAATTAAGCTGTCCAAGCATTTTGCGTGTAAGTCACGTAAGTTTGTGGAGTTGTAATTGGTTGACGTCCGTTTCCACCTGCTTGTGCAACTGGAGCTTGAGCAACCAATACTGGTGAACCTACAGTAGATACAATACCTCCTGGGTTAGCTACCATAGCTTTGTAAATTGCCTCTACTACAGAGTTTTGAGCGATAGTTGCTAGAGCTA